CCGCTTCGTCCGGTGTTTCACTAGCTACCGATGAATTTTCATCCTTAGCCAGAGACTGACCGGCTAGATCTACACGATTGGTGAAAGTTTTCTTGAATTCATCATATTCTTCTATAGAATTAAATGATTTCGCCAGAGAAAAAGTTGCTGCTTGATTGCATGGTACTGATACTACTGATACTTCAAACAACTCAGCATCCTTAATCTTTAATCCGTCAGTTTCCGTTATATAATCAGCATCCTTGACTCGGAAACCAACAGAAAAAGCTCCAAGAATGCCTTCTTTTACTAACTGCGCCACATGATCAGGTGCAGATTTAGAAATTTTTGCCTTTAGTTCGAGACCGTTTTCAGTGACTTTAAGTCCTGTTGCGCGTCCGATTGGCTTATTATAGTCATGATTAAAAAGAATAATAGGATTCTTTTCAAAATTGCTCAGACCGCCCTTAGTCCATGCTTCTGCTGAGATTGTATCACCAGCGCGATCGAAGTCGGCAGTACTAGCCATGCCGCAGATATGAACTCCTCCATCATCCTCATCGAGAGCTTTAAAAGTGGAGGTAAGATTAAAAATCTTTTCCATTAGTCTTCACTCTTTTTTTCTGCCGGAGCAGCCTTGCTCGAAGGCGCAGGAGCCGGAGCTTCTTTTGCTTTCGGAGCAGGTTTCGGAGCAGGTACTGGCTCCGGTTTCTTCCCCAAATCAGGGTGCTTTAATTTAAGAGCATGAGTAAGATATTTCCATGCCTTAAAACTTCTTTTTACCGAAATAGCGTGAACTGCGTCTTTCGGACCTACAATATTAACATAAGACTTATAGTCAATATCTAGAGGTAGCTCAAACTCTTTAAAATGCTTATATGCTGTATTTAGCACCAGTTGCTTTTGTCGAACTGCCATTAATCTTCTCCTTCTTCTATAGGGCGTCCGCCCTCGTCAGGATTTGTTGCGCTCCCCGTAATATTTGCAGGTACTCTTAAGTCATCAAATCCTTCAATTGGCTCAAAGTTAATCGCTTCTCGAGCCTCATTGGGGCTAATAATACCAGTATTAACAAGAGCCGAATAATACTGTGCTTGATCTCGAAGTTCTGGTTGGAGGGCAGGAATATCTGTTACATCCTCTGTTAGGTCAAAACCAAAGTGTCTTTCAAGAGCAAAGTTAATTTTTCTTACGATTGGAAGAATAGTCTCAAGATAATACATTCGCATATTTGGGCGAAGGTTTGCATTGTTACCTGAGTCAAGCATAATTGGGGGTATGCCCAAAGCTTTTAGAATAATTTTTTCATTTTCTTCAATTGCTGATTGAAAATCTAATTCTCTAAAGCTTACATTTGAAATGGAGTCTACTTCAATTCCTCCGTCTAGTATAAGAGGTCTGCGACCCCCTGCGTCAGGACGGTATCGAGCTGTCCAAGATTGAATCATACGCTCTTTAATTTTTTCCGACAAGGTATTAGGAGACTTTAGTACGAGACCTGGGACCGCCCCATTTTTAAAGAAGTTGTCCTGAAAATCCCGCATATTCTTCATAAGAACCATTGTACGCAGCGCAGGTTTCAATCGAGAAACTCCTCTATAAATTGAATAAAAAGAGTTTTCCTTAATGTGAATAATTTCATTTGTAGAATAGTTCACACTTTCGTTATAAGTAAACTTATCAATATAAGTTTTTTCACTCGCATGAATAGTCATTTTACTTGCAGGCAAGTGATAAAGATGTACTCCATCAAAATAAATAAAGATGTTTCCATCTAAAATATAGTCCGTAATTAAATTACGCCTAAAAGTACTAATATCTTGAAAAAGGTTAGGTTCTTTATTAAGCAATAAATTTACTCGTGATCGCTTAATTCCTTTTGCTACGCTATTTCCTAGAGATTGTAGACCTACTTTTACATTAATTTCTGCACAATCATCAACAAGCATATTCACGCCACGATTTACAATTTCTAGATCTTCATACGCTCGCTCATAGCTAAACGTAAATTCCCGCGACGAAATTGTTTTTTCAGTAAAATATGGCTGTGCAGGATTTAATTTTTCCTCTTCAGAATCCTGCGGTTTTTGCCAAAAATTATACCAAGCCATGCTTTCCTCTTTGAATCTCTACCCAACGTTTTTGTTTAGGCGCTGAATGTAGTGTTGGGTTACGCCCATAAATTGAATGCAATTTTAAGTGATGTGCATGGCATATAGTAACAGTTTCTTCGTATAACTCTTCAATATGCTCGTTAATAAATTCATCTCTAAAGTCTCTTATATCGTCCATATAATAGGCTTTTTCTTTAACCCACTTTTGAAGAAGAGGACTTAAACTATAGTAGTGATGAAAGTCGAGTTGAGCGTCAGCGCCGCAGATATAGCATTCGCTTCCTTTTTCGTATCTTGCTTTTGCTTTATCCCTTATATACTTTACGGGATCTCGTTTTAGCTCTGTCATCTTTGAATCTACTACTTTTTATTAACGAAATTATATCGTGGGAGAACTAAATTGTCAACTACTATTTTTCTCTGGTCCTATTAAAATCCGGTAGTTGAAGTTTCAAATGAGTATAGTGCATATCGAAGTGCATCAGCCATGTGAGATGCCATATTGTGCTTTGGTTTTTCTCTTGCCAAATTAGGGTTTGGATCCCATTGATATTGATCTAATGCAGACATACTTTGCTTACATCTTTGATCTACAATAAGATTATTATTGTCAACAATAGCAGCTACATGAGCAATACCGTCAAGAACAGACTTTTTGGCATTAGCAGTAGTAATATCATAATTTTGAGCAAAATCAAATCGAGTTTGCTGAGCCGCTGAATCAATAAAAATGTAATCAATATCCCATTTTTCCACAAGTCTTCGAATTTCGACTGCGTGTTGTTCAGTAGTCTTTTCTGCATCTATATATTCGTCTAGTAAGTAGTATTTTTGACTATCCCAGTCATATCCTAAGACACAAAATGCCGTGGGATCGCGATACCCCACATCAAGCCCTGCAAATATATCCATTTTTGAAGTGTCGAGTTCCTCCAAGTTTTCGATACATTCTTCGTGATTAAAGTTCCAAATCTGTCCTTCATATGTGTTGAAGTCCGCTTCGTACTCTTGCTTAAATTCTGCTTCGGACATACTTTTTCTAGCTTCCGCAATATCGCTTTCAGACATTCGTGGATTATCCTTATAAGTAGCGCGAATAGATGCCCATTCTGGAAATTCATTACTAAACCCCCTATTAAAAAACTCTGCAAACCAGTTACTCTTTCCTCGCGGAGTAGAAATAAATAAGGCTTTAGAGTTATCCTTGTCTAGCGTCGGTCGTAAAGCTACATTAAAAGCTTCTTTTCCATCCGCCAAAGCTGCTTCGTCAAAAATAATTAGATCATAACTTCTACCTACACAGGAGTCAACTTGGTTAATAGAACCCATTCTAATACTGGAGCCGTTTGTTAACTCTATTACTTTGTCTTTGGCATTGTCTTTAGCAACTTCTAAGTCAAAGTGTTTTATAAGGTTTCTCTGAAGGTCAAAAGAAATCTGAGACAAGGCGTAGTTCGGAGACATAATTAATATGTGTGAACCAGGAACTAGAGATACTAGTTGTCCTATTATATTTGCAATATACGTTTTGCCCTGCCTTCTAGAAATAGCTGCTGTAACAAAACGATACTTATTATTGTTTATTGCATTTATGATCGCCATTTGAGACGGAAGAGGTGTTACGCCGAGTAAGTCCAAATATGGATCTACTGGAAGTTTGAGAAACCTCGTCTCAGATTGAAACTCTACAAGTTGTTGAGAGATTAAATCTCTTCTACTTAATTCTACTGCCATATTATTTTCTTAGTCGTTTTTTCTGTGTCCGTTCCAAGCTGCAAATCCTGCGACTCGAAGAGCCCAGTATGCTAAGTAATTTAACAACTTAAAACCATTTACTTCAATACAAATATCTCGAAACAGAGTATCCATCCACTTTTGATCTTTTTTGCCAATATCTGTCCCATCTTTCTTCATAAGTGTTGCGTATTTATAGCCATAATCATGAACAAGCCCGCCCATAAGTAAGACCCCTGTGGGGGAAAGCCACATTGCAAGAAACTTAGGCACCGATGCACCATCAAATTGAAAACCTTTTGGGATAACATACTCTTCTAACCCTATCATAAAATGAAAATCATCACAGATTTCCCACTGACGAACGCCCAGTAACCACATCCATATTGCTTTCCAAAATCCTTTATCTTTTGTTTGAATTGGAAGAGGTTTCATATGAGGCATTTCGTTATAGTAAAAACCTACCCTGTTTTCCCCTTGCCCGTCAAAAATGCTAGCTACAAAGCCGATAAGAATAAGACTGATTACAATAGTCCATTGCCAAAAGTTTACTGCAAGATCAAGTAAGAAGTCCATTTATTTTCCTTTTTGGTAAGCCTGTGCGCCGAAGAAAGCTGCCACCAAACCTGCAACTGCTACAAAGTAGGTAGGTGCCATGTCTCCTAAAATACCAGATGCTTTGTCTAAGCCAACAAAATCAGCACCAACAACAGCGAAGGGATACAGCAGCATCCCACCAAGAGCATACCACGCCATGTTTCTTTGTGCATCTCGCATTGCGTCCGCATCTTCTAGCTCCTTTCTTTTAAATTCGAGGTACATTGATTCTTCTTCTTTACTGACCTTACCATCACCATTACTATCTGCTGGATGAAAATCACTCATTACCATTTTACCTTATCGGCCCAATAAGCTGCACTCATTTTGCCTCTTGCAATGTTCTTTGCGTGGCGAGCTTTAAAACTTTTACGCTTCGCTTTCATTGCTGCACTTTCCCCTGCTTTGGGTTTACCAGCAGTCTTAGCCCCTTTTTGCCCAAAACGAATTGTTTTAATCTTAGAGCCTACCTTTGCTACAACAATGTGCGACTTTTTTGGGTGCCTTGGGGTGCGTTTTGGTTTATTAAAACCTGAAACTCCCGCTCTTTTTAAACGAGGATCTCTTTTCTTACCTTTTCTTTTTACCGCCACGTCGCATTCTCCTCTTCGACTTGGTAAAAGTTTTAACCATAGTCGGCTTTCCCCCTGGGTTACCTGCAGCTCTCTTACGACGAATGGCAGACTTACGCTGTGCCGCTGTCATACGAGCAGCTTTTGAAGCTGGGACACACTTAGGATACTTTCCTTTTTTAGATTTTTTACGTCCACAAGGCATATACCCCCCGCCCTTTTTCGGACGGGAAATATCTACCCATTTTTCTTTAAACCATTTGGTTAAACCACCTTTTGGCTTTGCCATTTTAGATATTGTCCATCATAGGCTTGCCAAACTTAACCCAAGCCCAATGCGCTGCCCAACCTACTGCAATTCCAAAAATAAAGTCCATTATTTTTTACCCCCTTTTTTCTTCTTTCCGCGCTTTTTTGCTGCTTTAGAAGGACGTCCTCGTTTTTTACCATAAGTTCCTTTTCCGTAAGGCATTATTTACTCCCCATGCGGTATTTACCGCCTCGTGCCTTGTAAGTTTTTACAAGCCACCCATTTGCATAAGCTGAAGGGTATACTTTAAATTTCCTCTTCGCTTCCGCTTTCACTCTCGCATACAACTTCTTGTTCGTCGGCACTGGTTTCTTCCGGCGCACTGATTTTCGTTTGCGGACTGCCATTCTTTTTGCCTTTAAGAGCTTCATACTCTTCTCGGGTAATTTGAGTACTTACCCCATTTTCAATTTTAAAGATATTTCCCCTTCGAAATTTGAATTGCATTGTTATAACTCCTCTAAAAGTTCTAATCGGCGCGTCAATTCTTTGATTGCACCTACAAGAATCGGTACCATCTTTTCAGCTCTAACACCTTTAATATCTCCGTAGTATGTATCGTCTGGATCTAGATCGAATGGAGATTCTGCATCGTATTGATCAGTATCTGATATTAAACAGGCTTCTGGAAATACAGTTTCAACTTCTTGTGCAATAAAACCTACATGTGTACCATCTGCGTATTCAGTTCCTTTTTTACGCTTAATTGTATCATTCCATTCAAATGATACAGGCCGTAATGCATTAACTTTTGTCAGTGCGTCTGCAATAGTGTAGTCTACAATATTATTTTTTAATCTTTCATCTGACGCAGAAGATGCAGTCAATTGACCTGAGGCATTAAATAGTTGAACATCTGACGCGACGTTCCAGGAACCAGAACCATTACTACTTGCATACCATCTGATACCATTATCTCCCGAAGTCCCAAATAAACAATTATGTGCTGAGGATGATTGGTGTACCCAACTACCGTTAGAATAATAAATGCCAGAAGACATATAAGTTAGGCCGCCAGACCACGGCAATATAGACCATATTGTAGTATAGCTATTCGAACG